ACAAGCATAAACACTCTTTCAGATTATCGTATGTCGCTTGATACTTCTCTGAGTCTTTGTTATCTAAACCGAAATTCGCTTTACAGTACATAACGATTGCTTGCTTGATTAAAGGATCTTGGTCATCTATCTTCTTTACTCCGGCAATTGATAAATCTAGTTCGGCCGCTTCAATCAGGTCGATTAATTCACTATCAAAGGCTTTTGATTTGATGCGGACTGCCCGCCTTACTCTATCAAGCATTCCCTCACATCCTTTTTAAAATAAGAGTGCTACTTCGCACTCTTATTTCGTCCGTTTTTCGGTTTTTCTTTTTCTTCAACAACAAGATCCGTCTCGGTCACTTCCTCCTCAACTACTTCCGCAACCGGTTCGGTTTCAATTTTTTCCTCAATAAAAGCCGTCTCGACTACTTCTGTCGAACGGCTTACTGCTTTTTTACGATAACCAACGAATCCTTAACAATGACCTTACCATCAGCAATCATAATTGCTTTTGTTACTAAATCATCCGTTTCGTTATCCTCGTATTTTTTTAATCCCATTTGATAGTTCGTGTTTAAAACATAGTCGCTAAAGTTAAATAAGAATGCATGGACATCCGCAGGCACATAGTTGCATAAGATAACAGTTCGTCCTAATAACGTGCGTTCAGGTCGTCCGTTGATTCCATGCGTTACGCGCGCGATTGGTTGCCCATTCGAGTCAACCATAGCCACGTACGCCATAAATGACTTTTTAGACATGACGTAAACAGCTCCGTCCTCATACTCAAGAGGTAACGCCGCTTCTGCATCACATAATAATTTATAAGAAATCTCTCCTGTAACTTCTTGACCCGCATTCGGCGTTTCAGTCAAGATACCTTTCGGACACCCTACACCTGTTCCTGAGATGATCGCCTGTTCTAACGCTTTGACCATTGCTTCGACAATATTAGAAATCAAAACAGATTCAAAAGCAGATAACGCCATTGTTTCCGTCTCTAATGTAACAGCCACTGCACAACGTAATTTATAGTACGAGAATGTAATCGTCCCTGTCGTATCTTTCTTCTGCTTATCCGAACCCACACCTTCAGCTACCCATGTAGCCACTGGCTTAATAGATGATGTTGGGATGGTTACCCCGCCACGAACGGCTGTGCGCGTTACTAATGGCAAGATCATTCCCGTTGCTTCGATTTTTTCAATAATTTTATTTAAAACGTTTGATGGGATTAACGCCCCAACATCCGTTGTTTTTGTAACGGCGTTAGCGCGATATTCTGCAGGAATCTTAGTTCCTTTTGTAATATGATTCATAAATGCTTGGCGATACTCAACTGTTGAGTAAATATCTTGTGTTTCAGCTCGCTTTTCTGCTTTAGGAGTTTCGATCACTTCCGCATCAATGTTTCCAACGTTAATCCCATTTGCAATTTCTAATTTCTCATTTAGCGAGCGTGTTTCAACCTCTAATTTTTCTAACTCTTGCTTCGTCGCATCTAAATCGATATCTGCATTATTTTGAATTGCATTACGAATTTCAATTTTTCGATTTTGAATCTCTTTTAATCGTTTTTGAATTGCCATATTTTTTTCCTCCTAAAAATAAGTTCTTAGTAGTAACTCTTTTTTTCTTTTTTCGACCTCTATCATTTTCTCTTTATCAATTTCTGATGAAAAGAAATCCCGCGCTTGAACACAAGTTGATTCATATGCCGGAATATCTACGATTGCGACATCGAGCAATCTATCAATCGATTTAATGTGTCGAGTTCGCGTTTCACGAACATATTCCTCGTCGTTTATTGTAAAAGCGAATGAACATTTATCTAATCCGCCCTCACGTACCAGCGTGTACACATCTTTTGCGGTTTGAGTACTAAAAAGAGTAGCTTTGAAGCGTAATCCGATTTCATCTGGATACAATTCTAGACTACCTCCGCGTGTACGCGCCAATATTGGCACATTATTTGAATGATTGTACTTAAGACAACAATCTTTTGCATCCATCTTATCAAAAGCGCCGCGTTCAATAACTTCTTTATACTCAATTCCATCTATCTCGTATAAAACCGTTGGCGATTCATACATGGCCGCATACCCTTCTAAAATCATACTATCTTCATTCGCCGTCATTCGGGTCTCGATTAGTCGTGTCTGTTTCACCGTCAACACTCTCACCCCCTTTCAAATTTTCTTCGCCTAACTGGTACTCGTTTGCTTTTGATAAATCAACATAATTTAACGAGACTAGGTGACGATCTCCATCCTCAATTGGGGCTAGCTCTAGAATCGTTCTTGCTTCATTAATTGACATAACTCCTAGAGGGAGTAGCGTGTTAATTAGTTCTGCTTTTGTGCTATTGTTAGCAAAAGTTAATCGTTCCGCACTAAATATAATTTGATTTCCAAACCCTTTTTCGCGTTCAGTGAAAATTTTAGACGTAAACTCTAACGACATTTGAATCGCAATCGGTTCAATTACACTTGAATAAAAAGCGTTGTATTCGTCTTCGGTATAATTTGAAGTAATTATTTTTTCGCTAATGTTGAAATAACGATAAATGTTATCTTTAGCTGATGTCGTTTGTTTGTCATCCGCCATCACGCTTTCCATTTTTAACGGAATAAAGTCGGCTTTCGAATCAAGCGCTCCAATTCCACCATCGTTATTTGTGTTTAAATACTCGGCCATAAATTCATCTTTTTGTTTTTTAATATCTTCAGACCGTAAGTTCTGATTGAATTTCAAGAATCCTCGTAAACGTGCGCTATTTTTTATCGCACTGATAATCCCTTGATTCGCCGTATCCAAAACATTTAATGATGGATATAACGGTTGTAACGCTTCTTCACCAAACAGATCATGTCTGTTGTAGTGTCGCCTTAAATGAATCAATTCATCATAAGGGATCGTAACCCGCTTCCCAGTTTGAAAGCTAAACGTCAGATACATATCTCCTTGATACTCTTTCAATTCGGCACTGGAGTAGTTAATTGGATACATTCCGATTAATTTCCCATCAAACCACTGCAAATAAATATAAGCGTTATTTGTTGAATACAACTGGGATATCGTTCTATAAATGAAGTCATATGTATTCATGTGAGGATTTGGACGATATGCCAATAGTTTAGATATCCTCGATTGAATCGCAGTTCCATCTACCGACAAGTGATGTGGTTTGAGTTTTGCCGTATGGCTTGCTATTGTGTGAATACAACTCCTAACCACATCGCTATCGTATAATTCACCTTCATAATTAAAAAACGTCGTTTCGTAACTGTTCAAAAGTTGAAATGACGTTTTTTCATAAATTTTTTCGGTGTTTTCCGATGATTTTCCAAATATTTTTTCGAAAAGACCTCGTTTTTCTATATCAATCACCCCCCTTCGCTAAATCATGTTCATGTATTCGTCGTAATGGCGTCCTAGCGCTACATATGCATTTAATAGCCCTGCAGTTCCATCGATACGTTTACGCGGACTAGTTCCTTTAACTGGTTGAATATTGCCATTGTCATCTTCTTTTTTACTTGTGTTACTCAAGCACCATTTAAGAATAGGGCTATTGTTATAAACGATTTTTTTCGCCTTTAGGTCGGCTCCTAATGATTTCATCGGCTCACTTAATGTTTGCTTTCCTTGAATAACTTTTTCCATCGCTTCTTTACCGAAATTATTTTTCATATCCTCTACCCAGTAAGTTGCCGACCAACTATCATATCCGACCCACGGTACGTATATATCAAATTCATTTTGTAATTCTAAAAACCACTCTGTGACGTATTTGTAATGTACCTTATTCCCAGGAGTGGTACGCATCAGACCCATGTCACACCAAATATCATATGGAATTTTATCTTCCTTCGTACGCTCCTCTAATAAATCTTCGGGTAACCAATACATTTGAAGGACATAGAGTTTGTCATCGTCTGGAACTTTAAAGATCGCTGTCGCATTTGTTAAGTCGGTTGTCGATGATAAATCGGCACCCCCTATCGCATACCGTGGTTTTAGTTCTTTCAAATCAAATTTTTCTTTGTTATTTAAGTGATCGTAACTTAGCCAAGATTCTGTTGATGTTTCACGAATATTGAATTCTTTACACAGCAAGTTTTTGACTAATAACGGATTCGCCTTTGCTTTTTCAACTTTGGCGGCTAATTGTTTACGATTTTTAATTGTGCCTAGACCAGGATTGGCTTTTTGCCAACACTTTTCATCTGTCCACTCTTTGCGATTATCTAATTCATAAACGAAAGCAATCATGCTGTCGTCTTTATAACCATTATCATCGCGATATCCGAGAATGAGGTTTTCTATTTCCTCATACTTCAAATCGTAAATATCCTCACGGACAGTTCCCGCCGTACTGGTGATGAACGTGAGTGGTTGATCGCGTGCGGTCGTTCCGTCATACATGATATCGTATAAGGCTTTTCCATTTTTCCACTGATGAATTTCATCCATCAAAACACAATGCACATTTAATCCATCTAGCGTATCACTATCTGATGCGAGGGGTTTAAATGTCCCATCGTTGAAGTCCTCTGATGATAATTCGGCAACTAATGCTTTGATTCTGCGAGATAAAGCCGGCGATTTTTTGACCATGCGCTTCGATTCATTCCAGATGATTTTCGCTTGGTCTTTTTTTGTGGCCACTGAGTAAATTTCCGGTCCACCTTCACCATCAGCGACCTGCATGTAAAGTCCGACGCACGATGAGATGAGTGATTTCCCGTTCTTTTTTGCGACAATTAAAATCGCTTCGCGATATTTTCGACACCCTTCAATATCAATGAATCCGAAAACTGCAGCTAACATAGCCTTTTCCCAAAGTTCTAAAATAACGGGTTTTCCCGCTACTTTCCCTTTTGAATGTTTACAGAAATTTTCAATAAACTCAATGACATGGTTAGCGCGACTATGACTGTAATAATAGACGCTCACTTTCGTTTCCATGTCTTTGATTAATTTTCGGTAAGTCTCACGGATCTTCTCGCCTACAACAACCTCACCATTTTCAATTTGCTCCCAATACTCCCGGATGGGATTGTAATCTTCCGGATATCTAATCACGTCTGCTCAACACAAAGTCATTGAATCCGTCGTCTGTTTTAACTTTTGCTTCTGTTTTTGGTAGCAAATCATTTAATTGTTTGATTGTTGCGTTGTAATTTTTAATCGTTGCATTGTACGTTTTAACCGCAGGATGTTCACGAATCATTTTTTGGGAACCTTGTTCAAATAAATCAACCGAACCTTCTGTGTTGATAATTTGTTGAAGTTCGGAAAGGGTGATAAACATGAAGGCGGCTTGTTGCATCAAGCGATTAGCTAATTCCACTTTATCTTTTTCCAACTGTTTAAAAAGCTTTTTAAGTTTGTTGAACTCCTGCTTAATCTTTTTTTCTTTTTCTTCCTTTTGCAAATTATCCCCTCCTTCCGATACCCCCCCCTCCTATAGAAAACTCGTGTGTATTACACGGAGG